GAAGCACGCAAAAGATGTCGCAAATAAATTTGCTTTTTTTATTTTCGAGGACGGGTAGGAACGCAAGTGGGCGCAAAAACGCTGGGCAAAAAAAAGCCCGAACAAGTCGGGCTAATTTTATAAGCAGGTTAATTCATAGACTAACCTCCTTAGCTAAGTGTTCCATCAATTCTTCAACAGTCTCTGCCCCAACTTGTGCGATCAAAATTGCATTACACAATTCGGGAACAACCGACCAACTGCTATCCATATTGATATACAACTTGCCTTCATTTTCAGTGCCATAAGAACTGTATTGGCTTATCCTAAAGAAGCTCGATCCATTCTTCTTATTGTGATTAGAAATCATGACATCCAGCTTACTTTTTAGATCGCTTTTTGTTTTATTGAGTTTATTGATTTCTTTACTCAACCTTGTTGCTTCTTTAAAGAGAGAAGATTTTTCAAGTTCAGCTTGTTTAACAGGAACTTGTTCCTCCATTCTTTTATAGAACTTAGTTGCTATTGCATTGCGTTCATCTTTATTAGTTTTCATAGTTTTACTCCGTTTAAAAGCTGAAGTTAATCCCCAGCTAGTCCCTTTATTATACACACATTACACACAATTTCATCAAATACATTCAATTAATTTTAGATCCCCAGCTTATTTTTTTTTCTCTTTAGGACGGGTAAGAACGCACGTCCTAGGTCGCACGTTCCAGGACGCAAAAGAACGCAAAAATAAAAATGAACTAAACGCATAAGGACGCAAAAGGACGCAATAGCACGCGAGGGACCGCAAAAAGTTTCGCGCCGCCCTTGTAAGAGGGGGGAAATGCAAATAAACATAATGAATCGAAAGTTTTTATTATCTGTAATTATCTTTTTAATTTGTGTTATTGCTTGTATATTGTGTATAAAAAGAGTTATAATATGTATATAAGATAAATGGAGAAACTTATACTATGAAAATTAATACATATGAAATCGAAACAAAACCAATAATTGCTGACTTACATTTAAGCGATCTTTATAACTGCCAGGTTAAGGCAAGAACACCGGAAGAGGCAAAACAAATATTTATAAATGATATGAAAAAAGAATTTAACATAATCATTTATAAAAATGAATTGTTTGTTAAATAATCATGCTAAAGATACAAGCAAAAGAAATCATCGGCGGTGATCTATCCGCCACAACTAAAATGCCATGTAAAAGTTTTAACTTGCCGGCTTGGGAATGTAAAACAGGGTCTAAGCTTGCCAAAATTCCAGGTACTGTATGCCATGGGTGTTATGCCATGAAAGGAAATTACACAAGATTCCCAAGCGTCAAAAAAGCACAATACAAAAGACTAGGACAATTATTTAACCCGGCATGGGTTGATGCCATGGTGTCGTTAATTGAAAAGGAAAATAATTTATATTTTAGATGGCATGATGCTGGAGACATTCAAAACATAAACCATTTAAAAAACATTGTGAAGGTGGCAAACAAAACGCCAAGCATTACACACTGGATACCAACAAGGGAACACAAGATTGTTAATGACTTCGTGAAGGATGGCGGAATCATTCCAAGTAATCTAATCATACGCATAAGCGCAACTAACATCGATGGCAAGCCACCCAAAAACGCAAGCCATACTTCAACTGTACATTCTAAAAGTAAAGCCATAGGTTTTGAGTGCGTAGCGCCGAGACAAGATGGCGCTTGTTTAGATTGTAGGGCGTGCTGGAATCCCAGCATAAAAAACATTTCATATAAACAACACTAAGGGGGTTAATAATTATGAATATAACTGATAAGGAAATTGTTCAATACTATGGGCAAATATGGGGAAATGTTAAGCATATGAAATCATATGTTAAAGAACTTAGAGAGAGATATAAAAAAGAAATGGGGGTTAATAAATGAATATTGATGACGAAATGAACCGCATTTTTAAAGTGCGAAAAGAAAACCAGGGGCAGCAATTCATTGACGCGGAACGCAAGTCTTATGAAGAAGAGGAACGCAATTTATATTGTCAATGCGGAGAACTTAAGACCGAGTGTCCGGATAGGTACGCACATTTAACAGGGGGGGCATGATGACTAAAGTAGAAACCGCAAAACTAAAAGAGATTGTAAAAAATTTAATGCTATTGCCAGAATACAAAAGAAAACAAATAGCATTGATTTTAATCGGCTCAACCTTGACCGACATATCAAGGAAAGAGGCGGAAACAATAAACAAAAGTTTTAATAAAGGGGGCGCATGATGACTCTTTGGCTAAATTATTATGAATGCCCAAGATGTAATTACACTTGGGAAGATGAATGGGATTGCCAAGTAGATGATGATTGCCCTAATTGTGGATGTAGAAGTATTGGACCATCCGCAAGTAGAGAAGTTGAAAATTTTAAAAAAAGAGAGGACGCATAATGGAAATAACCATTGATAAATTAAAAGGAATCGCACTTCACATAAAAATAGAGGCTGCGAATGATCTAGGCTTAAAGGATGAAAGGTTTAAGGGAATCGTTGAAGGTCTGGACAAAGCCATTAATCATTTAGAGAGGGTTGCAAAAAATGACTGAAACAATAAAAAAAATAATTGAAGAGTTAGAAAAAATGAACCCTAGATATCATGATAGTGTTCTTAATTTTGTTAAAGACTCTAACAAAGAGGGGTGTGCAAAAAATGATATGTGATTATTGCAGCAAAGTAGAATTTAATGAAGAGGGAGAAATTGATACACATTCTTTTTTAGGAAAAAATTTTTGTAGAGATTGTGAAGATGTCGCATTTGATAAAGTTGAAACAATTAATAACGTAAAAGATTTTATGTCTATGCTTAAAGTTTTAAGCAAATATGATTATGTTGAAAATGGAAAACTATTTAAAGGAGAACGAAGATGAGTAATTGTGAGATTTGTAATAGCAAAGGTTGGGTAATAGCAGAGGGCAGACTTGGAGATGAAATACAAGTTTGTCAAAACTGTTTTAAATACACTTCTGATAAACAAGCATATCAAAAAGCTGGTTTAGAAATAGATGTATCAAAATTTAAATGTGATGATTTTGTATTTGTTAAAGGAGAACGAAGATGATTGAAGTAATGCACATCGACAAAGTACGCAATTGGTTCGGCGATAGGGGTTATCCTTTTTACGATAACTCCAAGCTTAGATATAAGGTTATTAATATTAAAGGCTCGCGCTGGATTTTTATCCACGACTCGCAAAACTATGATGACGAAGTAGAACTATATTATATGAATACAAATTATTGTGAGCCTTTTGATATGTGGCCGCGTAAAGGTTTCAGCTGGGCAAAAAAGAATTTAACTAAATTAACCCAGGACGCAATAGATTATGAGTGATCATAGAAACCAAGTCATCCTAGAATCTTTATATCAAAAGTATATAGACCTGGGGTATGAGGACGCAGAGGCGCAAGAACTAGCGCAAAAAGAATTTGTAGAAAATAGTAATTAGGTGTATATTAATTGTCGAGAGATAGGAGAAACCATGACACAACACACAGAAAGAGTAGAGCAAGTACGCAGAAGAAATCGCTTAGACAACTGGCGCAAGGGCATCAAGTTTAGTCTGGGAGAAACAATCAACAATGGAGAAGATGTCAAGCATACAACCATATACAACGATGACAGCCAGACCATTGAATATCTCAAGTCAGATCGCAAAACTGAGACTATTCCAAGTCCACATTCAGATGATGATCTCGTTGACTTGATGATGCGAGGCGAGACTGCAACAGCAGAGGCCATCATTAGAAAATTAGCACAAGGAGAGGACAATGAGTGAGCTGCCCCCCATTGAAGATAGAATGCCAGGATGTGAGTGGGTGTTGGTTATCAAGTATGGAGATCCATATACCAATGTCGCACAAACAACTGGCTTTGGTCCCTTCCCCACAAAAGAAGACGCAGATAATTTTAGGGCGCAGTATTACTATGATCAAATTGTCATAGCAGATATTGTCCCACTCAATGCAGTTATACCTCAAAGCGCAACTGAATTAGATATTGATTTTATTCCAGAGGCAAAGGTTGTTGATATCAATAGCAAGATTAATCCAAAAAAACATTAGGAGATACCATGGGTTTTAAAATAGAAAAGGATATTCCAATCAGTAAGTTTTACTCAAAGTTTTGTGAAACTTTAGACAAACTACAAGTAGGGGAAAGTATTGGTGGCCTAACAAAAGAGCAAGCTTACAAGTATAGAGTTAATTTCTACACCAAAAACTTTAAAGACCGCAAGTTCAGACTTGGCAAATGTCCGCACAAAGATGGAGACTACAGGATATGGAGAGTTAGTGACAAATATTTAGAGAGGAATGGCTTAAAATGATAGAAACGATTCTTGAAATTTTAGGTGTAATTGTTTTATTCCTGGTCATTAATTTACTTTGTTTGTTTTATATCTGGTACAACGATCACGATAGACATCTATGAAGGAATTAAAACAAGAGAGAGAAGTGCTTGTTCAAGCAAAGTTCTACCTAGATAAAGTAGATCCAAATGCTGCCAATCTTCCAGACTTGTTGCGCGATAAGTTTGAAACTGAGGTAGATAGAAACAATATATTTTTTTCTATCTGCATACCAGGAGACAACAGCAAAATAAATCTGGAGGACATTGTTCAGCAAAACAATGATCTTTTACATCAAGTTAAGTTCTGGCAAGAACTCTATCTAAAAGCCATTGATCAAAAATGAGACAATGTAAAATATGCAAGCAAACAAAAGAACTGAGCTCAGAAAACTTTCCCAATAGAAAACTGCAAAAAGCCCCACCTTTTAGATGGGAGTGTCGATCTTGCTACAACGAAAACAAAAGAAACAAACCTTTGTACTGGGCACATAAGATGTTGTCTGGTGCCAGGCGCAGATCTTTGGACCGAGGTTGGCCGCCTTGTACTCTCAAGGCTCAAGATATTTGGGATGTCTGGCCAGAAGATTTTAAGTGTCCGGTGTTAGGCATTGAGCTTGTACATGGGCACGAAGAAAAACATAACTCTCCCACATTAGAACGCATCGACAATAATAATTTTTATGTTAAAGGCAACATTCTTATTGTTTCGCATCGAGCTAACTGCATAAAAAGTGATGGAACCTGGCAAGAGATTATGCAAGTTGCAGAATTTTATAAAAAATTAGAGGAAAACAAACATGGCTAAAACATGGATCAAAGAAAAAATACAAAGCATTAAAAAGAAAACATCCATCGGTGACTCTCGATTAAGCAGAGGCGCTGGCACTAACAAACGCAAGACGCGTAAAAAATATAGAGGTCAAGGCAAATGATTAATTATCCCTGCGGTTGGTTTGATGTAGAACAATTGCCTGGCGGTTCGGGTTGCAAGTCATGAGCTTTGAAAAAGGTCTGGCTGAATTAGAACGCATCGTTGCCAAGCTTGAATCATCTGATGTAGATCTTGAGACAGCACTCGCAGACTTCGAGCAAGGCATGAAGATTCAACAATACTGCAAAAAAAAATTAGAAGAAGCTACTCTTCAGGTAAATCGTCTTCTTGCTGATGGGAAGCTGAAGCCTCTGAAAGATCTTCCTCATCGTCAAGCAGAGCCTCTTCAACAATCTCCTGCCCAAGCTGATTCTCTAGATCTTTCTGATCTGGACTAACCTCTTCAACTTCCTCTACCTCTTCCGCTGATCCCAGGACAATCTGATGTTCTTGTACTAACTGCTGCAACCTTATCTCTAATTGATCCCTGCTCATATTATCAATCTTATGTATCTTCAACTCCTTCCTATCAACCATGAGTCCGGCAAGTTTTGCCCTTGCAATCTCCGCTGTTACCGCAGGCCCATATGATCCATCCGCCAATGCAACATCGCGTATCTCTCCAAGCTTCTTTGCTATCCCCTCATAAGTTATTTCATTCTTCGTGCGCTGAATCGCTTTGAACTGCCTAATCTTTTCTTGCACATGGGCATACTCTGGATTGCTCAACAACCTTGTTGCTGCCACAGTAGGATTCTCATACCCTGCCAGGTGAGCACACTTCGTCTGATTGTAATCTTGATACACCATGAGATCGACAAACTTTTCTTGTTTCTTCGTTAATTTTTTATTAGTCATAACTTCCCTAACTTATGTGTATACATTGTTTCATATTTGTATCTCTAAGAGAACCTATCTCTCCTACAGAATAGGTGTGTTTATACACCTTTCTATAGTTCTCTATAGAGATGCACATGCGCACAGCTGCACATACCAGTATCCATGCGCCCTCCAGCGATGCATGTGCATATGTGCGGGCATGTGCAACTGCACAACCGCACAGACCCCTGAATGTTGCAACCATGCACCTTTCGAGAGGGGCTGTGCAATTGCCCCTCCGCCCACTGCACAGCCACTTATACACACTTTTATTACACTCCAACACACACTCCAGCATACACTCCCCCCTCGATTTAGTTAGTAACATTTGTTTCCTCTTTGTTTTTGAACCACATTCTTGTGCAATATCTTCTGATGATTGCCACCACTGTTAACACCCCCGCTTGGGCCACCGAGATGATGAATGCATTCTGCGTAAACACCAAGCAGATTGTCAGCACCACCCATACCAGGGGCAAGTTGATTGCTGTTCCCATGAATGTATCAGCCATTGATTCTTTGAGTGCTGCTTTGTCTAATCTAAAGGTTTGTCTATCCATTCTCTCCTTCCCTCTCTTTTAATCTCATCTTCTACGTTGCCCAGATGTCTGTAGTTCTTCTCAAAGAACTCGTTGTCTCTTTTGACCAGCTGAGTAACCGCATGATCTTTCAGGCCACCAATCGCTCGTAGTAGCTTCTGCCGCCTTGCATCTAAGTCAGCGAACATTGCATCACCTAGCACTTTAATTAAATCATCCATCGTCTTGCCAAGGTTTGCTCATTTGATTGTCCTCTAAATAATACCAAGTGTTCTTTCCAGGGATGCTATGTGTCTTCACCTTCTCGCCAAGATACTTCTGTACATGTGAGACGCCATACCTTGCTGCTCTTTCCCCTGATGCTAGATCTTTTTCTTTGAGTGCTTCACGCGCTAGCAGTTCTAGTTCTTGCCTTGTGTAGAACTTGTATGAACTCATTGCACCAGCGATGACTCTTGCAATCTCTACTTCGTCCGGCGAGTCTGATGCATCCACCATTCTAAAGAAGCCACGCTCGAAGTCGAAGTAAGCTAGATGTTGATCAGGTTCTCTTGCGTTCCTTGCTTCATAGAACAATGTGACATTGGGTTTTGTCCCCGACAGCTTGATGCCTGAGTCCATCCACCCTGCGAAGGCACTACCACCACGCGCTGACATAAAGGAGAGATCGTCTGCCCTTTCCTTGCCAGTGTGATGAGCAATGATGACTGCCACTTTAAATAGTTCTATCAGCTTATCGACACGCGATAACATCTCATGTATCTCTGAGTTGGAGTTCTCTTCTCCGCTGAAGAAGTTAAT